CGGTAGCATGTTCAAGTGTCATGCTAGTGTTGCCATTAGATGCGCTACGTCCAGCCAAGGCACTTTCTTGAATGTTAATCTTGTTGTCTATTGAACTCGTCCCAATACCAACGTTGCCTGATGAGTCTATGCGCATGGCTTCTGTAGCAGAACCCGCTGTACCAGTGTCAAAAACAAGTGCGGCTTTACCTGTCACACTATCAGCCTCGGCCTTTACCGCGGCAGTAACACCAGATGCACCTATATCATTACCTTCAAACTCAACACTGCCGATAACACTCCCAACAATTAAGTTGGTGTTTGTGTTTTCAATCCGAACTGTGGCTGTACCGCTTTGAGACACATGGAGTTCTTTATCAGGAGAATCTGTACCAATACCAACATTAGAACCATCAACTGTTATAGCACCATTAGGGTCATTTACAAACTCAGCATCAGCTTCAGCTGAAGTGTAATGCTCTGAGAGTTGAAACGAAGCATATGATACTACAACAACTTGATCACCTGACACAGCCGCAACTGTAAGTGTTATGCTTGTAGAGTTAGTAGCTGTGTAGTCTGTACCATCAACTAAGCGTACACCATTGTGATACACATGAACTTTACCGACAGTGTAGTTAAGGCCAGTGAGACTTGTAGTGTTAGTTGTTATGTCAAAGACTTTTTTGTTTTCTGCACCCGAACTAACGACAGATGCGCCTGAACCTATATACCCTGCCATTTGCTAAGTCTCCTACTCTATTGCTTCTGCCGCATCACGTTCTGTTCGTGTCTGATAGTCATCACGGGCAGTAACTAGTGCTACAAAGTCAGCTTGATTTGATGGGATACTATCTGTGAAACTGTCGTCATTCATCAGCTTAGTTGTCCACTCTTGTTGCATACGCTTCCAACAGTTGTTCTTCTTGCCAAGCATTGCGGCCTGTAGCCAATCGTTTATATTCAGTAAATCGTTTAACAAGATAGCTTGTTCTGTATCTGTTACGTCTACTGTTAATGTTATTGTTGCCATTGTTTGTCTCCTTTAAGACAGGGTTATTTCGCCCGTGGTTATGCTACTAAAAACATAGAAAATTGTGATGAACCTGAGTCATTATCATAGTCTGATTGTACACTTCCACCTGATTGATAGGCTTGAACATAAGCTGTGTCACCAGCATCCATGTCTATAAGTTGACTGAAGGAATGGGTGCTATATGATAGATCACCTGTTGACCCATCAAAGTCTGTAATAGTATAATAATGTCTATTTGAAGTTTGAAGTCGTACCAAGTAATAGTTTGCTTGATTGTCTATTTGATCAATCCTAATTTTAATATTAGCTTGATAAACCCCTGTAACTGGTGCTGTGAAGGTAGTGCTACCATTATAATCTGCATTTCTGTCAAATACCTCATTTCCAAATGTTACTGTATTATAAATATTGATAGGCATATTTAATTGACCAGCATTTTTTACAGCCATAAACGCTGGCTGTGATGGAATTGTGACTGCGCCTGATGAGTCGATGCGCATACGTTCTGAGTCAACACCATGTATAGGGTTTATACCGCCTGACTTGTAAGTAAAAGCAAGTCCGTTACCAGTATCGTCTATACCAATACGATAACCGTAATTTTCTACACTGTCTGCAAAAGTAATACTTGGGTCTGCACCAGAGCTAACAGTGTTCTCAAGAAGAATATGTGGAGCATTAGCAGAACCAGATGCAATATGTAAGTCTGCACTAGGCGAATCTGTCCGAATACCAACATTAGAGCCATCAACTGTAACTGCATCTGCAAGTTGAGCTAATTCGTTTTGTTTACTCATTATGTTTGCTCCAGTACGCTCACAATCACATCACAACTTGATGCTGTGTCACTTGTTACAATTACAGTGTCAGTCGCCTCTAAGATGATCTTACCGTCTAAGACTGATAGGGCTGAACCTGCTGGAAGTGGTACACCTTTAACGAGGTAAACACCTGCCGCTTGGACATCTACTTTAATCTGTGATGCTGTTCTGTTAGCTAGGTTACAACCGATCATCACTGATGTAGTTGAACTTGGTACTGTATATGTAGTTGTAGCACCCGTACCAACCGATGCGCTTGTATAATTTTTGAATGTATTTGCCATTGTTTATTATCCTAGAGCTATTGAAAGAGCAAGAGCATTAGACTCTGCAGTTGCTAGAAGAGTAGCTTTACTATCTCCATCTAATGTTGCAGCGTCTACGTTTAAGTTATTTACAAAGGTTTGGGTTACTCTTGCATCGATTGCTGTATTAGCCCTTGCATCAGTATAATACAGATTAGTGTTTTCTGTCAAGTCAGAAGTTGTTTTATTTCCAAATGCTGTGTTAAACCTAGCATCAGTATAATAAAGGTTAGTACCCTCAGATAAGTTAGTGGTACTTTTAGTTGCAAGCCTTGTGTCAAAGTCTGTATTTGCACGTGCACTTGTGTAGTACAGATTAGTACCTTCTGATAAGTTAGTCGTACTCTTACCACTAAAGGCTGTATCAAATCTAGCACTTGTATAGTATAAGTTACTACCTTCAGCTAGATCATCTGTATCGTGATTACTTAGAGAAGATACAGTACCAGTAACATCACCTGTAATGTCACCTACAAAGTTAGTAGATGCAGTCACTGTAGTACCTGTAATAGCCGCTGGAGTTGATCCGCCTATGACTGCATTGTCTACTGTACCACCAATTACTGTTGCAGTATTTACTGCTGGAGATGTAAGTGTTTTATTTGTTAATGTCTGTGTACCTGTAAGTGTAGCTACAGTTGAGTCTATGTTAACTGTAACATCACCTATTGTACCACCACCAGTAAGACCTGTACCTGCAACTACCGATGTAATGTCACCGATGGGTACAGTAGCTATCTGTGTATCTACATAAGCTTTAACTGACTGCTGTGTAGGTACAAGTGTAGCTGAGTTGGATGTCATATCATCTTCATCAGCAAATGCTGTTACACTTATAGTACCATCAGACAGTGTACCAAAGTCTAAGGTATTTACAGTGACAGCATTGATTGTGCCACCTTCAACTTTATCACCTGATATTTGATTGTCTGCTAGTGTTAGTGTACCTGCAGACACGTTAAGTGTTTTACCTGAGCCTACTGTAATGTTTGATGTAGCGATAGTAGCACCGTCTATAGTACCACCATTTATGTCTGCTGTATCAGCTACTAAGCTATCTATATTAGCTGTACCATCAAGGTAAAGGTTACGCCACTCTTTAGTTGCTGAACCTAAGTCATATGTACCGTCTATATTAGGTATAACATGAGAGTCTACTTCAGCACCTAGTGTGATACTATCAGTATCTGCATCACCTAATGTAATGTCTCCACCTAGTGTGATGTTACCATCTACAGATAAGTTACCTGAGAAGTAACCGTCTTTAAACTTAATAGAGTTAGTACCTAAGTCAACATCATTATTAGTTACAGGAACTATCACACCATCTTGAAAGCGTAACTGCTCAACTGAACTAGAGCCTACATCAACAAAGACTCCTACTCTATTATCCGTATCGTTTACTACAACTTTGTTTAGGGGTGCAGTAACACCAGGATCACCAATCAAACCAATGACAGGACCTTCAGCTGCTGTACCATCATGCTTGTGACCAGTAGTATTTACAAACGCAGCTAATAACTGATTGTATTCATCATTAGAATCTGACGCATTAATAATATCGCCATCGGTGTATGTGGACTGTCTTGTATAACCTGCCATTTAATCTTTCTCCTATCGACGCGCTGATACGTCAAACTCTAGCTGAAACCCTTTTAGTGAGTAAGGTTCAGAAACTCCATTGTCAACAACCCTTAGTGCTACAGCAAACCCACTACCTTCTACAGCTTGCCTAACAAGAGGGTTAGTTTGACCACCATAAGTAGCAGTGCCGTAAGCTGATGTACCGTATAATGCTACAACTGTACTACTATCAAAAGGATATGCCGCTGGTCTAGGTATGTTAGGGTCTTCGTAGTCATACCTTAAAAACAAATCAGAGTTTACGTTACCTGTAGGTGCATAGTTAATAATAACACGTTGAAAGTTCTTCCTTATACCAGCATCACCCATAGTTAAGTCAGGTGATCTATAACGACCTATGATAGTCTCTCCATCAAAAGTACTACCCTGTTCTTGTCTGTATACATAGCCATCAAAGCCACCATGTAATACGTATATAGAACCCTGCTCGTTTAAAGAGTCAGTACAGGAAGGTTGTATACCTAGTAGTTCACTGTATGTGTAACCTTCTGCACCTCTGTAGGCTATAACACCTTTAGTTGCGGCTCTATTTCTTGCGCTGTTATTTACAAAGAATATACGGTACTGTGTTTTATCTGGCACTACTACCGCTTCAAACTCATCTACGTCTGTATATACGGAGAATAACTCATGTACAGGAGCAGATATAGTACCTAGTTCAACGTCACCAATCTTCTCTGTACCAGCAACAGTACGTAATCCATCACGACTTAGAAAGATTATGTCACCAGCAAATTCTTTTATTGTCGATCCATTAATACAACCAACGTTACGAGATACAGGCTGTAGCTGAAAGTCAGATATTGTATTGCCAACAAGTCTAAAGATACGCTCTTCACAGAAGATGATTAGTGTATCACGGAAAGGAAAGATACCTGTAATAGTATCATCTACTCTTATAGAACCAGCGCCGTTAGCTACACTAAAATCATTATCGGTGTAGGGTGCTGTAAATACCATCTCCTGTGGTGTAGCTGACATACCTGCAAAGAACATAGTATTCTTAAACGATGTAACATACTTAGGGTTAGCAGGTGCTCCTGTACCACTAATATCTGTTAGTGTAGTACCATCATACTTTGTTGCGTTGTTAGAACCGTCTGCCCATATAATATGAGGAGTATTATTAAAGTTATATCTAAAGAAAGTATATTTGTTTGCATTTGTTCTACCAGTATCTATCTCTGACCAAGCACCACTACCACTTGCTGCTTCATATATTTTCTCACCTCTTGCAGCTATAACTTTATTGTTACCTGCAAAGTAAGCTGACATAAGTACTGGCTCAGTAGCAGAAGCAGTTTGAGGAACTATATTGTCATTCCATTTGTTATAACCATTTATACGTCTATAACCACCAGTAATATCAGCTTCAAAGTTTTGTAACTCTAAGGCCATTCCAGATTCCATAGTAAAAGTAGAACGGTCTAGTACTAAACCACCTTTACACGGAAATACAAACGGATTAATTCCTGATTGATCTGCCATTACTTAACCTAGTATATTACTGTTGAATAGATATAGTCTGTTCTATTACCAAGTAAGCTTCTCATATGTTTAATACCATCTTCAAATCTTTGAAAGTTTAGCTGGTGTTGTTGTGTTTCACCACGGTATTGATAGCCATATGCAGTTGCACCATCTACAATAACTGCTCTATACTGCTCAGGTATTAAGGGTACATCACCTGCATCTGATAATGTAGTTCCATAGCCATAATATTCATAACGTAATGAGTATGCTTTGTTAGGGTATGGGTATAAACCATACTTGTTGTCAGGTGTTCTAAATACATAACGAGGTACTGAACCTACATCACTAGTATCCTCTTGGTCTATATACCTACTTAGATAGTCTTTGTAATCTAGTAACTCTAGTTTGCCTCCAGACACACCTAAACTAACATCTTTAACCAAACGAAATGTATCATAGTCAACATGCTTAGAAGTTGTAGGTGGTGTATATCTTGTAGTACCAGCAACTAATGTATCTGTTTGTGTAGCATGGTTGTAAGGCCAACTAAACTCACTGGTATTTATATAGTCTATTGCATCATTAACTGCATTCTTACATTGAATCTGAAAACCCCTAGCAGTAGCAAAACCACCAACAGACAAAGGCACTTCGTTAAAACGTGCTATAACTTCATTTGTTATGTCTAAGTATGTGTATGGCATTAGTAGCGACTTTCAGATTAAATGTACATAAAGGGGCTAGTATAAAACCAGCCCCAATATTAAGTTTTATTACGCAGCGTTGTAGTGTGCTGTGACTAATGCTTGTGGGCGTAGAATCTTGCGACCATATAAATGCATACCGCG